GATACCGGCAAACTGCATCGCCTGTGATAAATCATCCTCAATGGATCGATCTGTACGCTTAGCCGCATAAGCCAATCCTTTAAGCTGTTGACCCGCCTTCTTAATACCCTCTTCGATTAGTGGTTGGTAAGCCTGTTCGGTGTCAGCATCTCCATATTGCATCCTTGCCCGCTGTAAGCGAGAAGTGGCATATACATTAGTGGTGAGCATATCGCCAATCCCTTGGCCGACCATACCTCCGACTTCTGCCACTGACTCGATAAAACCGGCATCTTGGTCAAAGAAACCATTATCCAATGCCTTAGTCGCTAAGTTCTGCCTTTTCTCATCGTAAGGAGCAGATTTATAAGCGTGTAATAAATCCTGTGGCTGAACTTTTGTTTTAAGAATGTCGAAGTAATCCCGCTCGGTTAATTTTTCATCCGTGCGGATTCCAAAATCCACCCCTAAGATGTCGGACTTTATTCTATACTTTGGCATTACAGTTCGTCTAAAGGAACAAATTCATAACCTAGCCCACTATCCGTCTGATTTTGCATATTAGGAGATTTATTTGATCTTGATGCATTTCCACCTTGTCCAAGCTCTGTGACATCTAAGCCAAGGCCGTTAAATCTAGTCTTTAATTTATTAAATGCTTTTTTACGCAATCCCTTCAGAGAATTTATTTTGTCTCTCCTGTTCCTTTTAACATTAAAATATTCTACAGGATTTTCAATAATTCCCTTGAGGATTACTCTTTCATCGTTGTTAACAGTGCCAGGGCCAAGAATGTCTACTCGTATTAAGCCTTGCAGAGAAGACGCTAAGGCCTCTGCTAAAACTTTGTCTGATGGGCTAACAAAAAAATCTCCTTCTATATCCTCACCCATCTTAATTAGCTGATCTGTTATAGCATTCATATTTGAGTAATTTGGTAATACCTCACTCTTTATTTTGGCTACTTCAGTTTCATTCGCATATTTACCCGATATTCCAAATCTGACTTCCCCTAAATCAAGATAATTTCTTTCAGGTTTAAAACTAATCGCATCTTGCTTCTGCTGAAATTCTTTAGTCTTAATATCCATATCTAAAGTTTTACCTTGAATCTCCAATATATCTTTTAGTGAGGGAGCCGCCTTCTGCTCGGCCATCGCTTGGGCTTGGATTTGATTAATTAAACCCATACCTTCTCTTTGTGTTAATCTTCCACTCTCTACTGCATCAATCACTCGTTTCCCTTCGGGCTGAAAACTTTCAGGCAATCGAGCTACGGCTTCAGATTTACCGACATTAAACATCTTAAAGTTTGGCTTGTCTGTAGCAACAGATGCCATAAGAGGCGGCCTTGCCCCCATTGGCTCAGATAATTCCTTTGCTTTAAATTCGGGTGTGCCTGGTATTTGATCGAGGTTAAACTGTTTTTGTAAATTTGAAAACTCAGGAGTTTCAGTTTTAGGCCTTTCTGTTAAAAACTGATTTAGTTTTAACTGGCTTTCCTTTAACTCCTCCGCCTCACCTAAAAGCCGTTCCCTTTCCTCAAATCTGTTTTTATAATCTTGCTTCTGAAAATTAAATAAATCAGCCGCTCTTTTTGCTTTTTCTTGCTCAATTAAAAAGTTCCGATCAGCATTCATCTTATTGATGAGAAGGCTTCCAAGTTCTTTATCACCACTTGCCGCCTTTGCCTCTTCAGCATTAAGGCCTGCCTCACGATAAGCCCGCTCCCTTTGTTCTCTTTCCTGTTTATCCTTCTTTTTCTGATAAAACTTTTCGACTACACCGCCAACCGCATTTCCGAATGCCTGGTTTGCTTTAGCCTGTGCCTGACCCGCTAAAAGAATGGGCGAGGAGTCTACCCTCATTAAACCCGCCTGAACTGTATCTCCAATTGCCATAATATTAAAATAGTTTGTATCCGCCCGAACTCATTGTATTTCCTCCACCACCTCGATATGTCCGTCTACCTCCGCCGAAATCTTGATTTTGCTGAATATTTGACTGTTTCGGCTGAATATTAGATTGTCCTAGCTAACCGCCCCCTCCTACTGCCGCAGCACCAACCGATCCTAGCATCTTCATAAATCCTTGAGCCGCACCACTTGCCGCCTGTTCTTTAGCGGCATATGTATTCGCTAAGTAGTTCGCTCGGTTCGCATATTCTTGCATCCCGATATTAACTCCAGCATCGGGATTAATTCGGGTTACCGATTCCTGTGGCATTCCGAAAAGAGCGGATCTTTCGTTAAACCCTTGCTGGGCGAAGTTCTGCCCGCCTCGGAGCATCGCCAATGGATCGACTGAGGTTGCCTGGTTACCTCGCATTGCATACCCGCCAAACTTCATCGCATCGTCTCGATTTTCGCCTATGATCTTTCTTAAATAGTCTTCTCTGCTCATCGCCTCAGCGGCAATCCCCGCATTATCCATCTCTCTGCCCCGTGCGACTAATCCTTCACGAGCGGACTGAGTGGCTCGCCGTCTCATTTCAGGCGATAGGTCAGTCATTTGTGCCTCATTGAATGCCTGATCGGCTAACTGATTAGCCTGACGGGTACGGTCTTGCATGAGCGGGTCGGATGCCCGATAAGCCTGGTTCATGTCCGCTCCAAATCGGTTCATCATGCTAATGTCCGATCCAGCCTGTCTTTCCGCCAGTCTAGCCCCAAAGTCCTGTCCTCTGAGGGCAGATGTCTCAGCCAAACTTGCCAATGGATCAGCGGCTCGCTGGGCGAGGCCCATCTGTAAATCCTGATACTGTGGATCGTATTGCTGGCGGACTCCTAAAAGCTGGTCCTGAAGTCCTTCATCTCCCATTGCACCGACATAATCCCTTGCGGACTTTCCGACATTAAATTCAGGTAAAGCGGGAGCATCTTTCCCACCGCCAAATAATTTATTAATGAAGAATGATGGAACTCCTGAAGAGTTTACCGGCTCACCCGCCCCACCGGCATCTCTGAGCATCTCAGCCTCGTCCTGATTAATGTATGCCAAGCCCTCACCTTGTGGGGCGGCCATATTAAGAAGAGTTGCCGCCTGTTTGAGCGGATCTTCGGGGGCGTAGGATTTTATACCCGACTTTGTCATTCGCCCGCTGGCTCCGGACATTTTAAGTATTTCTTTCTCGGCTGGGTTAATCATAGCTAACTCTTCGTTTTCTTGGTTTTCAGAATCATATTGCCTCATGGCCTCATCGAATCCTTGGTCTTTTACAGATTTGGAAGTAAAGAGAATCCCATCCGAAGTTACTGATCTTCCTTGGTCATCTGTCCATGACTTTGCCGCTCCACCCCGAGCAATTCGCTCAAGTAGGCCATAGTCATCGTAGTCTGTGTAAAGTGGTACAAAATCCCAAATATTCATGTCTTTAAGTCTTTATTATGTAATTCAAAATGATGGTGGGCTGAACTTAGTTTTTTACTAAAAGAATGTCAGCGATTATTGAGGTAAATGTCGATACCCCCTGAGATTGCGCGAATATAGTTACTGAACTAGCTCCGAAAGTTACAACTTGAAACCATTGCTGGGATGAACCATCGCCAGTTGGAAACCTAGTGCTTACTAAAACTTTGTCTGGAGTTCCACCGGTCCAACCAACAGGATAACTTATTGTATGTTGGGCTTCGGTTGTGATACTTCCCGAGCTGAATGCGTAAAAGGTTGGAAGTCCGCTAATTGCACTATCGATATATGCCTTAATACTTTGCTGAGTAGCAATTGAGGTGTTTGAGTTAGAAGCCATATTATCCTCATCCAAAATGGATACTAACTCGGGGACTCCAGTACTAGCTGTGGTCCGACCTATAACTTTAGAAGTCTCTATATTTTGAATCTTAGCAAGGGTTACTGCCGAATCTATTATTTTATCCGTGGTAACAGCATTGTTCTGAATCTTGGCAGTAATAACTGCATCCGTATTAAGCTGAGTTGCTGTAATTCCGGCATCCTTAACTTTTAATTTACTTGATCCAACAGTAAGGGTCGAATTATCAGTCGTATCTGCCGCCGAGGTAAAAGTCGCTTGTCCGATTATGTCGTTTAATTTTTGAGCGGTTACCTGGTCACCACTGCTAAAACTTTGTCCTGTGCTTAATACTGCCATAATTTTTCTCCTATGAAATAGATGTCGTGCTTCTGTCTGTTACTCGGGCATCTATCTTAACTGCCCTTAAAAATGGTCTGCCCGCTGTTGGCTTAAAGTCTGTCTGTATTCCGAATCCTCTTTTTCTTACTCCGAGTCGGATGGAGGAATCTTCGCTTGCCGGTAATGTCGAACCTAGTAAAGTGGATATGGATGTGGCCGAGGTTGTGGAGTCGGGATCTTCAGTTATGTAACTGATATCACCATCGGATAACCCCTCGTCTGAGCTTTTAATATGTAGCTCGGAACGGGCGAACATTTTCCTGTCTGCAATATCCGCATCGTATTGCCGAGTGGTGCATTGAGATACTACATCGATTGTTTCGGGAATTGCCTGACCGGCAGTCAGCGATACCACATCCCCGCCCTCCGCTCCATCGACTTTGTGAATGCCCCCCTCTTCGGTTGTAAGGTAAAGTGCATTCTGTGAGCCTTCCCGTGCCACGATTAATTCACGAATTGCAAACTCGGTGGAGTTTACGGTGTCGATGCTTTCAAAGCCTCCATTAATCAGCGAATATATAAGTATAGTATTTAGTTTAGTTGCGTTGCCAGCACCTGGCACAGTATCTAATGGGACTGCAAACCATAGCCTATTGTCGAAGTAAACTGCACAGCTTAAATGAACATAGTTTTGATTAATCCTGTCTATGAAAGGCTGAATGGTTTCGGAAATTGGTGTGCCTGTTCCCCGCAAATTATACTCATCAAGAAATTGAATTGAAAATATGCCACGATCTGAAAGAAAAAATATCTGATTTGCCACCTGGACGACAGTCTTTCTTGCCGAGCATCCAATTTCTGTCGTTACGACATTGGTCGAAACATCGGCAAGAGATCCACTTATCCCTGTCATTAGGTGGATCGATTTTCGATTAAATACTACGAGCGAATCTTTAGTGAAAGGAGTGAGTTGAACGAGGTAATCGCTTTGTCCGGCAGATGGTCTGAACTGATTTCCAATCACATCCACAGTATCAAAATCCATGATGTCGGATGCCACAATCTCATCCCGTATTCCTCGGTCCGTTGGATTGGTGTCCGAGGTGTACCAAAATGGCATCCACAGTCTTCGTTCATGGACGATACCCCAAGGTGCGGCGGGTTGATGGATGTAGCCTTTCCCGACAGCTAGTGGCCTATTAACTGTTAAAGTTTTAGACTGCCCAACTGAAACATTAGCGACTTCTAAATTAAATGTAAATTGATTGGCTGTTGGCGCTCCCGTAACTCTGACTTTTTGATCGGCAAATAAATCAAATGGGCTTGTGCCTGACTGAATGGTTAAGTTATCTCCGGCGGATAGGCCATGAGAAGTGATATCCATCGTTACGACTCCATCCTGTGCCACTGTTGTGGTATCAGTAAGATAAAGCGGTGCGGTGTAAGTACCATTTGGAACTTTGCTAAAGTCCAAGAAATATTCAACCTGTGCCCCCGAAACATTAAATGTTGTAGTTTGGCTAGTTGCCATTTTGACGGTGAACTGGTTTGTCGATGCAGTTTCGATCTGATAGCAGTCATTTGGGTTATTGGTCCAATTTCCTAGACCAGTTAAAGTAACATAGTCATTCGCAAATCGCCCATGTGCCGTGGCGTTTACTGTTATTGTTTGACCACTTTGCGAGGCGGAGCTTATATCCACTCGCTGAACCTCGGGACTAGCCTCGAGGGTTGTCTGATTTGTACGAAAGATAAACATCTTACCAAGTCCCTGAGTCATCTGAACCGGTCCATCGACAGACTCCCCGCCCGACACATACCGACACTTAAAAAGTGCAGAATCTTTTAGCCGAAAGATTATGCAAGTGGTATCAGTGGCCGTAAAGATATAATCGTCATTATTCGATGTGGAGTCTGAAAATACTGCCGAGCCGAATACTTCATTTACCCCGTTATCATCTAGTGTAAAGTAATAATTATTAGGATCACTTGCATCCCCTCCTTGAAACTTTAAAGTCGTGCTAATATCTGTGCCAGCAGATACGACTGATGTATTGCCTACATTTTCACCCTTAATGGTAAAAGTGGTGTCCGAACCACTATTGGCAAAAGTTAAGGTCTTTGTCGTAAAATTTACGGAAGATAAAGTTTGAGTGCCATCTACTGATGTATCGAGGTCATCGATGTGAAAAGAATCACCAGGTATGAAAGAAAGGGATGGAGTTGTGCTTAAAACTACTGTGACCACATTACTCTGCCTCTGAGCCGATAAAATGATGTAAGGCAATCGAATTGAATTTGCACCCGATGTGATTGACCCAAATAAAGTCGATAAACCTTTACGAGTCTGCCAAGTCCCATCCTTATTCATGCGGCCATTCTTTGACAAAGCTACCTCACCGGGCTTTAACTGGTTAGGCCGCAATCGGGCATTCATCCGCAAAAAGAAGGTATCCCCTTCAGTTATAAATGGATCATCAAGTTTCCCATATGAACGATAGCGGCTCACTTCTTTTTTACCTCCTGGTAAATCTTTACCGCCATGTAAATGATTGTCATAGCCCCGGCAATGATACCGATAAGCTCATGGAAAGATCCACTTATGCTCGCCAACGATCCGCCGAATCCCGCTAGTGCAGTCCGGTCCATTAGAATAAGCAGTCTAAAACGATTATACCTACGACTAGTCCGACAAATATGGTTACCATTTTTGCTTTAGCGGAGAGTGTTGAAAATTGCTGTGCGAGTAATTTAAAGTTTTTCATTTGTGGTCGGATGGACGGACGGGGAAGGGAGGACGAGTGGCGTGTTTAATTGCTTCAGTTTGAGAGCATTGACGAGCAGTTCGTTTAGCTACGAAGATTGGAATAAGGAGGTATCCACCTAATAGAACTGCCGCTCCTGTGAGTATCTTTTTTATCGTTGCAGTAAATGCATCAAAGCCTGTTTTATGCTCTTGCATACCTTGTGCGACTAAGGCACTCACATCTCCGTGTGACAGTGCTGTCAGTTTTTCTTCTGCTTCTACGAGGGCATCTTTATTTTTAAGTGCTTCTCCAGCTAGTACTCCAGCACCAGCAGAGAGTCCACCTACTAATGGGCCACCTAAACTTCCGGCAGCACCCCCAGCCAATCCTCCCACTAGAGGGTAGGTAGAGCGCATACTGCATCCGGTGAGGCATATCGCCAATATGATTATGGCGGTGTAAATCACGCTAGAGTCACACTTTTAATAACTGCATCAGAAGCCCCAGCAGTTGTAGTAGCTATGTACAGTTTAAAAGTGTCTGTAGCAAAATACATTTCGCCTGTTGTAGCTTCTTTCTGAAACTTCGTCTTATTAGCATCCGTCCCTGTCTTAACAGCGATGGTGTAATCCTTCCGTCCTAACTTTTGCTGTGCCATGACTTAGGAAGTTGTTCCTGCACCGATGCAGGGTGAGTTTGGGCGAAGACGAAGGTCAGCGTTTGCAGAGTCTATGAATAAAGGATCACTATTTATATTTGTTCCACTTGCGGTGTTGTCGGTGTTACATTGGAAAAAACAACTAAATGTAGCTTTTGTATTTAAACTTAATCCTGAAGGAAATGCTGCTACAGTATCACTAGAAAAAATACAATTCTTCATTCCACTAGGTAATGTACCCTCAAGAGTCCTTTCGGTAGAATCAGCAAATAAAAAAGCAAAAGTACAATTTTGTATGTCAGCGGTTTCTAAACCGCGAGAAAGTGTAGTGTCTCCAACCACAGAGCGGTATAAAATTGAATTGTTATGAAGATCTAAATCTCCATTACCTGAATTATAAATATCAAATACACCTTTACTCGCATAATTTGCCGTAACTGTAGAAGTAGTAATTACAGTATTACTTGAAAAGACATTACTTGTTCCAGCTAGGTTTTTATTAAATCTGAAACGAATATTAAAAAACTTAAAATTCTTAATAGACCATGCTAAAGTTGTGCTATTAGTAAAATTACCTACTGTGAATAAAGGTATACTTGTTGCTGTATCATCGCCAATAATTGCTCCTTGGGGATTAACTGCTTCATACTTTATGCCAGCATCAAAAGTTACATTGCTGTATTCACCATCGGTAAATAATACTGTACCATCAGTTCCAGCCGCATTTTCTGCGGTCGTTATTTGTGATTGAAAATAAGGATCAGCTAGTGTTCCTGTGCCTGTACCTGTGCCTGGTTTAATATATACTGTTGCCATAATTTTAGTTGTTAAGTTTTAAGAGATTATTCCACCTGAAATTAACAGAGGTGATGGGTTAGCCCCGATATTAGGAAGTTGATAGCCTTGACGAATGGGTAATCCATTCGCACCTAATGTGTCTGAGTCTCCATTAACTACAGAATAAACTTCACCGTCACTATCTGTTAGTTCTATATCAGGCTCACCTGAATCTTTGGATATGGAAAAGGAAGGTAACTCGCTCGCTTCTGCTAATCGTGAAAGAGCATTACTTCCTTTTTTAATAAAAACATTTGCACTTGCTCCGACTGCGAATTTTAAACCTGTCGAGTCAGCAACCATCAAAGCAGAACCTGGTGGTTGACTATCTAATACTTTAAGTGATTGATTAGGAAATGCTCCGATGTGGGGGTTAGCTGTGCCTCTTAACTCTGCGTCTCCAACTACAACATTCTGAAAGGAACAAGTACCATCTCCATCCTCTCTAAGGAATTTAGTAGCTCCTGTTTGCCCTGTTGAGGTAACTGCTGTGCCATCAACTGCTGTACTAATACCTGTTAAGTTACTTCCGTCAACGGCTGGTAATTGTGCTGACCCATTTAACTGTACTACATTATTAGCACTTGTTCCTACATCTAAAGTAGCTGCTGAACCTAGTCCTAAATTCGTCCGACTCGTTACGGCATTCGCAACATCATTTAAATTATTAGCCGCGAGTAAATCACCTTGCGGGGCGGCGGCTACTAGGTTGGCAACGGTTACTTTTTTAGTAGTACCCTGTGCCGATCCAGTGGTGTCCGAGACATCGGTGATCGGAATGATGTCCGCAGTATTTGGTGTTCCACCGAGAGATGTAAGTGACGATATGCGTGAGTTAGCCATGATATTTAAAATTCAAATTGTAAGTATGATCCATCTTCAGTCTGTAGAAATGCCCTAGACTCTGTGAGTAAAGCATTGTTGACAATAGGGACTGGTCCGACTGCATTGTCCGCATCGCTGTCCCCAACGAGTAGTCCTAGACAGTTAAAGGGCATTATGCTTTGTAGGCTAAAAGGGCGCCCGATTGGAGCTGATAGCTCGAACAGTTTCCGTAAATAACCTGTCCTTGTGCGAAGGGTGTAGCATCCGAAATTAATGCGGATACATTTTCCACATCCCCGACATATGCCGCTAAAACTGAGTCCTCAGTAAACTGAAGCGATGTGAAGTTACCTGAATGTGCCGCTGTGTCATTTGTGTAAAGGCTACCCCCCTGACCCATAGCATTGCTTATATTGATTGATCCTAGTCCCATAATTATGATGTGGTTAAAATGTTAACTCCGAAGCTGTAGCTCGGGTATGTGTTAAAAGTTATTTTATTTTGGCCTTCCAGTCGCTCGGCTCTATCCATTTCTAAAGCTAGATATTCCTCACTCCTCTGCTCTTCTTGCATGGCCGCCTCAGTCTGCCCATCCCCCCTCAGAAAATCAGATAGGCATCCCGCAACCAGGTAGTTCATTAAAAACATGGGTACATTTTGTTCCTCGCCTGAATCTTTCCCGTACTCGGGACGAACTAAATTGCCCATTATGAATATTGAACTTTGTGTCGAATTGGCGGGTAAAACAACATACCCATTAATTAACTGAAAATCGATAAGTATGGCCGAGCGATCAGTAAGCGGATTCTTATTGTAAACTTTGAATACATCCTGAATATCGACCGCATTATCGATTTGAACCGCTTTATCGGCGGCTATTGGCGAAGTGGTGGCCGCCACTGTTTTTTCCACTAATGTCTGAAGTTCCGGCCATTTTATCCGTGACCAAACTAAACCAGCCCGAGTATTTACAGCCTGTTTAAAAAAGAACTCATCCACGCTAGTTAACGAAGGTAACCCCGCCGCCATTTGAAAGCGTTTTTCTAAAGCTGTGAAATCGATGGTTCGCATCTACTGAACATTTGCGATACCAGGATTAACTGGTTGACCGCCCGCTTGAATGTTGTGCCGCCGAAATTGGGAAGGTGCGCGATATTGCAAAATATCATTCCGATATTGGCGGCTCTGTTCACGGACCACATCGATTTCCTGTGCTAAAATCGCCTCCGCATTTTGACTTTCTAATTGAGCCTTCTCATTTTGCCCGTCCCCCTTTAAAAATCCGGAATACGAGGACTGAACCATGTAGTCGAACCATACATTTGGAACTTCCGAATTATCACCGCTATCATCTCCGTAGTATCCGGATGTGGCTGATCCACTATTTATCTCTGATCTGAGATCCTTCCGATAAGTAATGAAAACATTTACACCATTTAATACTGTAGGCTCTATAATTTTAACAGATGGAAAGCCGCCTGAATCAAGTTCAGTTAAATAAGTATACTCGTCAGGATATCTGCTTGATGTAGGGTCGGATTTATGTATCCGAAAAACTACATTTGCATTGTTTGCCAGCTTATTACTGGTCCCATAAATTCGTAAACGATTTGCATCGCTAGTAACCACTGCAACACTTTCTCCCATGACTGTAAATTGAGGCCACGGATATCTTTCATGTGCTGTGCGAGCCGCTCGATTGACTAAGTCCCTAAGAAAACTCGAATCGCTCGCTTGAAGTGAGTCTAAGCCCGTTAATGCTTTAAACCTAGATTTTAGTTGGGCGTAAGTTGCAGTTGGATAATTAGCCATATATTTAAGATCCGATTACCGTTTCGGGGTTCGATTTTGCGAAGTCTCGGCGATATTCTGAATCAGACATACAGCCCTTGTTTTGGATCTCATGTCTGAGAAAGGTAGTCGCATCGATTGCAGACACTAAGCGAAAGTCTTTTCCTCCACCGAGTTTCTCGGCATTCTTTCGGGCGGCAATTGCTCGCTTACTATACCCAGCTTTTTCCCGCTCGGCATCTCGTTCAACTTTTTTTGATAAGTAGTGGGCCATCTCTTCACCCGACATTCCACCACTTCTTTTTCCACCTTTTACTATGATATTAAGACTCATATTTTAAAAAGAAAAAGGGAGGCCGGCCACTATCCAACCGGCCTCCCCAAATAACACTAATGAACCAAATTAAACGATTGAACCCAAAGCGCGTGGATTTCCTACCCTCAAAGTCAACATTGCCTCAGAGAATGCGCGTTTTCCAGCACCGTTGTCGGGGAGATCCTGAATTGTAATACCTTCCAAGAACTTCAATGAAACAGTGTCATCACTTGGAATGATGTATCCACGATCTGTGTTTACTGTACCCTCTGCGGTGTCAGTCCCACTAGGTGAGCCATCCACACGACCCAAAAATAAATCAGGGATAATATTAATTTGTCCGTAATCGGAAATGTAGGTCAGAATTGAACGAACTAAGACCTTACCACTAACATCTTGGTCAAAACTAAAGTTTCCGTTAGTTGTTGTTGAACGAGTATAATCTGTGATTTTGTTCATCACGGCCGGGCCGGCAAAAAGATTCAGATTTCCTTTAGAACCGGAAGCAGTGTAAACAGCTTGAAGAAGTCCACGGAAAGCGGATTCAGTCAGGGATGCAAGACTTACACGAGAACCACTTACTGAACGAAATGCTTGTTTAGCACTTGTATCATAGGTATTCCCCGTCGCAGTCGGATCACTCCAAATCCCGAGCCCACAGAGCTTTGCCGCGGCAGCACTTGATCCAACATTTTGATCATTACCCGATCCGATTGCTGTCTCAATTGAACGCTTTAACTGCAAAAGACTTTTTGCTTTGGAAGCGGCGAAGAGTGATCCACCAGGAGCGACATCTACCATTTCTGACTGCCGACTGGTTGCAAACGCATCGCGAATTGTCTGTACCCTGTTTCCGAGTCTAGCCCGTGAGTCAATTAAGTTTTGAAAGTTTGATCCACCAGCAGAAAGTGTTAAATCAACACCATCGATTGTTCCACCGATTTCGGGGCTTGCGAGGCTATCTACCAACCACTCATTCAAAGTTGCCTTGGGTGCGGCAGACTGTGAAAGCGTAGAATATAGGGGCGTTTCGGTTGGCTCCACAGTGCGGAGAACATTTTCGAGGTTAGTTTGTGCGCCTTTGTCGGCGGTCACATTATATGAAGTGCTTAAAGCCATTTTAGTAATTCCTTATTTTAAGATTTTTAAATTTTTTTAGTCCGCTAAGAATGCGGCGAGATCATTGACCGAGAGGTTTTTACGCTCCAAAATTTTCTGTTTATTTGCAGTCTGACGAGAGGCTGAGGTTTGTACCGGTGGGGATGAATCGCCCATCGTTGTCGGAGGTGCTTTGGCTACCCTTTTGGCTTTAGGCTTGGCCGTCTTGGCCGCCTGATCCGCTTTGATTGCTTCAACTCCTCTTACGAGTGTTGCGGCAACAAAATCGCCATTAGGTAGGGATTTGAGAATGTCCGCATACTGACTTTTTATCTGACCTAAAACGGATCTCCGTTCCTCGGCTTGGTCGGTATCGACTGTTTCTGAAATCCACGGATGAGCATTAATCGTATCCTGTTGCCATTGAGCCGCTGACTGGAGATATTGTGCCCTTTCGGGTATTTTCTCGGTCAGGTAATCTTCCGCTTGCGTAAGAATATTCCTGATATCCTCATCGGCATATTCCTTTCCACCGGATTCTACATAATCTTTTCCGATGTGTTGGAGCGACCATCGCTTGGCGGCAAGAGCTTCCTTTCGTAGGGTTTCCAATGACTCAAAGTCATTTACTTCTTCAAGGGCTGGCTGACTGGATTCTGATTGCTTCTGTGGATTAGCCTTTAGGGACTCGATTTGAGCTTGTAATGCTTCGGCTGTTTCTTCGGCTGACTTGGCTCGGGCGGTCAGTTTATTGACCTGTTTAAGCAGTTTGCCGACAGCTTTGGGCGGTTCAGCTTCTTCCGATTCTGACTCATCCTCTTCTGCTATCTCTTCCGTTTCCTCCTCTGATTCCTCAGAGTCTTCTGTAGACTGTAAAAGAACATCATTTTGGTCGGTTTCTGCATCTGC